TCACTTGCACCATCAAAGAGTGCAAGAGATCGGAGGTATCAGGCACTACCTGTTACCATCACTCGCGTCTCCCGATGCGTGGCACGCAGGTGAAGGTTACGTCACAAGCGAACAAGGTCTCATGGGCGTAATCGTAGACTTAGAGAACGGACCTACGGGTACGTTGTTCTGCCCCGTCAAAGACTGAACCCATACCCCTTCACTGAATCAACATTCAGCGGTCTGTTCGGAATCGCGTTTCGCCCATCGCCCCGGTCCACTACGAGCGTCTTTGCGCGCTTGTTCTGCGAGGTCAACGAGTTTGGCCAGCCAGTCGGGGTATCCCCAAGAGAGTTCACCCTTCTGCGTCGCATGAAACGCCTCAGCGATTCCTTTGACGTGACGTAGAGTCGGTAGGCGTATACCTGATTCGAGTCTGCTAACTTCGGGCTGTGTGAGATTAGCGCAACGAGCCAACTCTGCTAACGACCACTTACGACCTGTGCGATGTTGACGAACGAACAAAATAAAGTCTGATTGTTGTTTCATGGTGTCCCCATTTCTACTGACGGTAGCCTTTCCGCATAGGTATGTCAACTATGGGGTTGACAATGCGGCATACTTTCAATACAAACAAGACGGAGGGATACTATGTGGGATCAGCCCCATTACACATTCAGAACATCGGCTCTACCAGACATTCAACAAATGCCGAACATCGAGCTGTGGATACCCGGTGCGATGGTGTACGGTCTTGTCAATGGTACTCGAAGAGTGCGACTGTCTAAACTGTGCGAGACTGGTACTGCAGGAGGAATCACAGAATGCGAGATTTACGTCCCCTTGCATGGTGCGTGGCTTCTCACTGGGTACCTCGGTTCTCTCGGTTTGGCCTTCGACTGCTTGCCCATCAACACCGATGGTATTCATCCATGGGAAGACAGTCTGATTGCGCGCACAAAGATGGAGACCGAAGGACGTCGGCTCGCAGAAATGGCGGTGAAATCAGGAGAGTTACGCCCTCACGTACTTGACATGGCAACACCCTATCAGTTCAGGGGAGTTGCGTGGTCGACTACACGGCCGTGGATATTCAACGTATGGTCCGCTGGCTCGGGTAAAACCTTGGGAACTTTGATGTCGATCACTGCCGAACGTGGTCCCGTAGTCGTAGTAACACCCGCGAAAGCGCGTCATGTTTGGTGGAGTCAGGTACAGGAGTACACCACCATCAAACCATTTCGTGTGCGTCCTGCCTCTGAAGTAAAGAAGAAAGACCAATCTTTAGATGAGTATCTGGACGAGTGCTACACCGAAGGTAAACGACCGTTCTTGATTATTGGTGCTGAGGCATTGTCCGACTATTTGGCTATTGCGAAGAAGGTGCAACCGCGCATACTCGTGTTCGACGAACTACACATGCATGGCAGTAGTAAACGCTGGAATGCAATCCAAGAGGCGGATGGCAGTGTGTCGTTCGAGCGTCGCAAGACTGCAGCCAGTGGGGCCAGAACTTCAAAGGTCGATCGCCACAATCGTGCTGTGGCTGCTATGGACTTGAGCCGTCTGCCCTCCATCACAACAACGATTGGTCTCAGCGCCACACCTCTTGACGATGGAAGGCCTCGTAGACTGTGGAGTCAACTCGACTTGTTGTGCCCCGGAGGTTTCAGTCACAGCTACTCCAAGTTTGCCCTGCGATATTGCAACGCGCGTCCCGGTCAGTACGGAGGGCTCAACGACACGGGCAGCAGCAACATTGAAGAGTTGAAAGCACGATGCTCCTTCTTTGTACACGAGGTGCCTTACAAAGAAAGCCACGAGTCATTGCCTGACACTCGCGTGCAAGTGGTGTACTTGAGCAGCACGGAACTGAATCGTGCAGAGCGTTGGAGCGACGAGCAGACATTTAATCAAGCGATTAAAGGAATGGTCAAGTCATCCAAGCAGAACCCCCTCGCACGAGAGATGATGATCGAAGCGCGATTGTCTGAAGCCTGCAGTAGGAAGAGAAGGTATGTCACTTCAGAAGCGCTTGAAGGTCTCAAAGGTGGAGGTAAGGTTGTTGTGTTTGTCGCCCGGAGGCGTGAAGCTGAGATCTGGGCCAATGAGATTGGCCGTGCGGTTGGTCGGGGTGATGAAGCGCAGAAGAACGTTCCGGTTTGGATGATTCATGGGGGCGTACCTGAGTCAGAAAAGGACGCCATCATCGACCAATACAGAGATTCTGCTGGGCCTTGTTGCTTGGTGGCAACAGGGCAAAGCGTAGGTACTGGTGTCGACGGAATGCAGACCACAGACTTAGCCATCTTTGCGATGCTGCCGTGGAAACCGGGAGACTGGCAACAATGGAAAGGACGCTTTGACCGTCTGGGCGGACGTGCTACACTTCTCAAGGTTCCGATAGCGGAGGGGACATACGACGCACGAGTAGTTGAGATTCTGGTCGAGAAGTTTGGCCCGATCGGTGACTTTCTTGCAGCAGATGAACTCCAAGGCTTAGACGAAAAGCTATTGGGTTTAGAAGATAAAGACCCTATTGTTGACTCCATCATCTCCAAACTCACTGTAGAGTAGAGGCCTTTAAAATGAAGTTCTACGTGGCCACACGTTTCTCAAACAAAGCCGAAGTACGTCGGGCAGAAAATATGCTGCGACGCCAACTGGGTCACGAGATCACCTACAACTGGGCCAACCAACCATTGCTGCCCGTCACCGAGAAGATTTTGAAAGAATCTGCTATTGAAGAAATGGGCGCAGTCAGAGACGCAGACTATGTCGTTGCCATCTTGCCCGGTGGATACGGTACGCATGTAGAGATCGGAGCAGCTCTCGCCCAAAACAAACCTGTATTTTTGGTTGTCCCAAACGAGGGATTGCTTTGTGATCAGTACAAAAACGCCGTCCCGTTTTATCGTCATCCAAACGTTTATCGAGTTGATGCGTTGAGCATGGTACCGTCAGTAGTCGAATACGTGATGGACGTTGGATGACCAAGATACTTATCGACGCAGGGATGTCTTCTCGCGGGTGGTCTCGCATTGGTACATTCTTTCGCTGCCCTCAGTTGTTCGCGTATCAACGGCGCCTGAACTTGGAAATGATACCTGCCGCTGCGCTCACACGCGGTAGTATGGGGCACGTCATGCAAGCACACCAACACGCTATCTGGGGCTGCAGACAAGGCGGGTGTCACGTCGGTGATGAGTACATGACTGACGCCGATGCGTTGCTCTCGCCGGAGGATTCGGTTCGAGAGTGGGTCAGACGAAACGGTGAAGGTGAGGAGTTTATTGATGAAATGCTGGAAACTTTTAGGCGCTACATGGCTAAGTTCCCCGAGGCCCCTGGGCGAATCGTGGCGGTCGAGTACCCCGTCATGGCGATGCTGGGGCACAAAAACAATGAATGGGGGTTGTGGGTGGTCCACCCGGAAGACGCAAACACACCTCTCGATGCCGCAAGATTCAAAGCAATCGACGGAGAAAAAATAATCCCGACACCTCTAAACTGCCCCGGTCACAAAGACTGTGGCAAAGCGATCACTCTTACGAGACGTCTCGACTTGGTGACACAAGACTCCACAGGTCGCGTATACATCTGGGACCACAAGCACAACGCAAGGGTTCAGGCGAACAAGTCGACCGATGGCTATGCTATCGATGGAGGCTTCGCCGCATTCCGTATTATGGGTAGTCAAGTTTGGGGGCGAGACTTTGGTGGTGTGATGTTGAACTTGATTCAGCGTACACCGCCTTGGACCGTTGCTCGACCGATGGTTCCTGCGACACCTCATCGCGATCGACACTTCGCTAAGATGCTCTGGAGAGCAGAACACGATTTGGCGAGGTTAGACCGTGACGGTGAGGAATACTGGGAGTGGCCGAAGGTTCAAAACGAATCTTCTTGCGTTGGCCGCTACGGTAAATGTTCAGGTATCAAACTGTGTTTTTACGGAGAAGCCGGGACTTTCTAAAAGCAAAATCGCATTTCGGTTCAAAAAAATACTTGACGATGCGGTTGAGGTCCCATAGGCTCCAGACATCATCAGGAGGGAAACATGGCAGACACTTTGCCATCAGTGATGGTGACCGTCTACGGTCAACCAAAGAAGAAGAAAACCAGCGACCTGTTGGCGGCGTTCCCCAACGGTTTGTTCGTAGGAGTGCCCAGCGCACTGACCTTGGTTGCGCAGAACGAGCTGGGATACACGCCTGCTGTGCACCCGGATCCACCGCAGACGCTGGTGCAACTGGTGCAACTCTTGGAGACGTTCGCTTACAACCCCGGATCTGCAGAACCTTACGGTGCAATCATCATCGATGACGCGAGTCATCTCTGCAAGCGAAGCATGCTTGAGTGGGAGCAACAAGCTGGACGAAACAAGTTCTTGCCTTATCAGATGCTCAACAAACACTTGTTGCACATCTCTGGACTGGCACGTCACTTGGGTGTGCATATGGCTATGACTTTCCACGAGCGTGCTCCCGGCAGCAACGCTGATGGTCTGGCTTGTCCTGGAGGGCCTGAGGTTCCAAGTCGCAATCAAGTCCAAACCATTCCATCTTGGTGTGACTTGAACGTTCGTGCCATGGTTGATTCTACCTACCCAGATCCTTGGTTCCCCGGCGTGTACTACTGCGACCCAACAGATCCTGAATGGATCACGGGTGATCGCCTTGGCGTCTGCAGTCGCAAGACACCGGGCAACATTCGAGAGATTCTGCGAGCCAGCAACTCTGGATACAACCTCAGCCGCATCGGTGGGTTGGAATGGCAGGACGATATAGCAGAGCAGATTGCTCAAGAGATGGCTTCGGGTACAAGTGCCAAGCAAGCTGTGACCATTGTCGCAGGTACTCAGTCAGACAAAAACTCACTACATCTTCGTTGGGCTTGCCAAGATGGCATCGCTCGCGGAGTGTTACGTAAACAGCGCAGCAAAAGTCTGTTTGATTTTACAGGCGGCGGAGAAGACACCACAGGTTCCACAGGGTCCGTTAGTGCTGATCTTCCTCCACCTCCACCCATCTCCTGACGGATGACCCGTTTGGACCTCGGACATTTTGTCCATTGCAATGACAACAATAAAAACAAGGAGCCATCATGGCTACATTCCAAATCCCCGGTAACAACTTCAATGGCATCGGTATCGGCGCCTCCGCACCTGACGCAGGTTACTACGCCGTCAGCATCACTGAAATCGAGATGAAGCCCAGCGATCGTCCTACAACTCGACGCGTGCACGTTCAGTTCGACAACGGTTTCACCATGTTCACTTTCATGAACGTTGGTTTTGACGCAAGCGGAAACGCCATCGCAGGCCTGAACGAGAACCAAACCAAGGGTTACTTGGCTGGCGTTAAGACTATCCTCAACTCTCTTGGATACAGCGATGCGGACCTCAGCAACGGGACAATCAGCGATGAGTGGTTTCTCACCGCATCGACGAGCCGTAAGGGTTTCGTTGAGTTCGTACCGGGGCAAAAGGGTGTCGAAGGTTCGTACAACACCATCAAGAACTGGTTGTCGAAGAGTGCATTTGAAGCGCTCAAGGCTTCCGGTAACAAGCCCACTGTAGACGCTGCACCCGCTACAGCAGGCATTGGTGGTCTTCCCCAGAACAACGGCGCCTCAGTAGTACCTAACGTGGCCGGGAACGGGGCGGGTGCGCCCACGATCACAACTGGCTTGCCGCCTGCACCCTCCTTGGCGCAGAACGTTGTGAGCTAAGCACTCGCAGGCCTTATTGGCCGGGGTCACCAATGCCATGAGGTCCGGTGTTGGTGGCCCTTTTTTATGGAGGGTACATGAGTAAACGTTTCGATCCGCAAGCTTTAGGCGCACAGTGCCACCTGTGTCCTTTGGGACCAAACGGTGAGTTGCGGCAAGAAGACTGGGAACCCGTAGGACCAGAAGTCCATGCGGGGTGTAACGTCTTGGCAGTAGCAGAAAGTCCGGGGCCTGAAGAGGTGACCCGTGGACGACCGTTGGTTGGTCGCTCAGGCAGTGAGTGGAGTCATGCTCTCAGTAGCAACAAGCTTAGACGTGTAGACATAGACCTCGACAACGTCATCGCCTGCAAACCCCCCGGAGAAGCAGCAGGTTCGTGGAAAAGACTCGACAAAAAGATCGATAGCGTCAACAAAAAGCGTGCGAGAGAAGGTAAAGACCCTGTACCTCACCCACAAGTTTGCTGCGCTCCGCGCTTGAAGCAAATGGCTTCGAGGTACCCATACATCCTCACGTTGGGAAAAGTTGCTACGCAGACACTGACGGGCATCAGCGGTAGTATTCTCAAGTCAAGAGGTGGACCGCTACGCATCACTGACAACTGGCGTGTAACCGATGAAGAGTCAGCCACGGTACATCGCATCATGCCCACCGTTCACCCTGCATTTACGCTGCGATCACCGTCTTGGCGTCCTGTCTTGCACAGCGACATCGGCAAAGCATTTCGATGGTTCAACGACGCTTTGAACTGGCAACAACCTGAGAACCTTTGGCGGCCCAGCCCTGAAGATCTGGAAGCATGGTTGTCTCAGCCTGCACCTTTCTGGGCATACGATGTTGAGACTGACGGTATCGAACCCATGACGTGTGCTCTTCGTACGATTGCCATCTCGATTCCTGACCTGACATCAGAAGGTCGCGTAGCCCGTACAACAAATGAAACGGCGCAAGTATCTCGCGGTGTGGGTATCAGTCTTCTTTCATCTGATGGGCATACGAAGTTTTACACGCCGGAAGACGAACGAGCCATCAAAGCGATCTTAGCCAGAGCGTTCACCGATGGTCGGACGTGGGTTGGACACAACGCCGGTTCCTATGACCGGATGGTCATCGAGCATCACTTGCATGTCACGCCAGACCCGCTCATCGATACACTGTTCCCCGCGCGCTTTCGTGCGCCTGACTTACCTAAAGGGTTGAAGACTATCGGGTCAATCTTGCTGGATGTCGAACGATGGGAGACCACGGAGAAGGGTGACAGCATCGCAACGGGTAGCACCAACGATGATGAGTTGCTGTCGTACAACTTGGTAGACACTGCAGTCAGTGCACGGATCGTTGCCCCACTGATTGATGCTGCAGCAGAGGCTGGAGCGTTCCGTCCCTTGTCAGAAGACTTGAAACCAGCGTCATGGCCCGCAGACAAACCATGGAACTTGTTTGAGGTAGATCACGAAACGCAAAAGATGTGTGTTGAGATGCACAAGGTCGGTATCTACATAGACCAAGAGCAACGGCGATCGTTGGAAGCAGAGTATGAAATCAGTGTTCGTCGAAGAGAGGCGAACCTTAAACAGCTGGCGCAGAACTTGGGTATTAAGGGATTTAGTGCATCGAACGCTGCTGATGAGATCAACCCCGGTTCGGCCGCACAGATACGTGAGTTGCTCTACTCTTACTGGGGTCTCGGTATCCCTCCAGCCATGGACGCCAGAGAGTTCTATACAGACTCAGGGCAACCCGGTACGGGGGACCCAGTCATACGAGCCCACATGGCCAGTGGTTTACTGAACGATGATCAGATGGCGTTCCTGAAAGAGTTGAGACTGTACCGTCGAGAGAAGAACAAAATCCTTGGAACGATGTTGAGGCCAATGCAGTTGCGCAGTGTCGATCCGAAGAAGGGACTGGTCTGGGATGATGGAAGGACTCGTAGCACATGGAGCGCTCACACCACCAGTGTTGGACGCCTTTCGTGTAGCAAACAGAACCTGCAAACCATCGGGTCTAACAAAGGACAAGGTCGCATCAAGACCATCTTCGCTGCAGAGCCTGGGCACTACCTGTTGGGCGCAGACTTGGACCAAGCACATCTACGGATCACTGCGAGCTACTGGAAGATACCTCTGTTGCTTGAATGCTTCAGCGAAGGCAAAGACCCGCACTCGACACTCGCGTACTCTGCGTTTGGAGACAAGTACAAGAACGCGGATGGTTGGGGGCCAGACGGTTTTAACCTGTACAACAAACCTCAAGGCGGCACTGCCAACGCTATGCGTCAGATGGCAAAGACACTTCGCTACGCGAGTATCTACGGCGCCAACCCTACAACAGTGTGGCGTGTGATCACCAGCACTGAAACAGACGGGGGCAACCTACCCTACGTGAACATCTCGCTCCGTGAGATTCGTATGATGCACGATGCTTGGATGAAGTCTGAGCCTGAATGGGTGCAGGCATGGGACAAGATGATGAAGATGTACGAGCGTCAAGGTTACATGGAAGACCCTGTGATGTACCGCAGGTCCGGCCCACTGGAAGACGGGAAACTCAACGCTGTTGTGAACTACCCTATCCTCGCAGCAGAGGGGAACATCATGCGGCTGTGCGAAGCTAACGTTCGCGACGCCTTCCCCTTTGAGTTTGAAGGTAAGGGTACAGGCATGCTTCGTCAGTGTCATGACTCCATTGAAGTCGAACTTAAGTTGCCTGCAGGTGTTGACCCCAACTGGCGTCCTAAGAAAGGCGAACCTTTACACCCCGAGATGGAGAAGTCTCGAAAACTACTGGAAGAATGCATGAACCTTCGGATCCCTGGCTGGGAAGTACCCGTCACATCAGAAGCTGCTGCAGGGAGGACATTCAAAGATGTTTAATCAAATAGACCTTACGCAAGAACAACAGAAGGCACTGGAGAAACTCGAAGAAGGTCTCGCGTTTGAGGGCGAAGCTGTGCTGGTCGGGCCTGCAGGGTCAGGTAAGACTACTGTGCTCCGTGAGTTGATTGACTTGTTTAGAGGGCGACCGATCTGTTTATTGGCGCCCACAGGCAAAGCCGCTCGACGAATGACAGAGGTGATAGGTCATCGCGCTAACACGATACACTCTGCACTCTATGGAGGTTGCGATGAGGGGGAGGACAAGAAGGGTAGGACCAAGTTGAAGTTCTATGACCCTCAACCTCCTTGTCGCCCAAAGTCATTAGTGGTGATCGACGAAGCCAGTATGGTCAACCGAGACTTGTACGAGACTCTCAAAGAACAAGTCCAAATCGTTGACGGTATTCTGTTGTGGGTCGGTGACAAAGAACAGTTGCCTCCAGTTGATGGTACGTGGGGGCCAAACTTCGATCAACCAACGGCAGAACTAACAGAGGTACATCGCCAAGCTAAGGACTCTGCCATCATCAAACTTGCCACCCTGATCCGTCACAACGAAGGCCAGAACTTCAGTGATTGGGGTGACGAAGTCTCTTACTGTAACGGCAACTTGAATCAGGCAGCTCAATGGATTCTGCAGGGGGGAGACCGTGTATGTCTGACTTGGACCAACAAAGTACGGAAGATTGTTAACAGCACCGTACGAAACATCATGGGGTACACACAACCACTGGAGTCAAAGGAAACCATACTGGTTCTCAAGAACAACCGCAGAGTGGATGTAGTAAACGGTGACGTACTGAAAGCGTCTAAGGTGATTGACTACTTTGCGCGCAAGTCACCTCCGCTACTGAAGATCATTACAACTGGTGGGCAAGTTTTCTATACACTTAAAGATTGTATCGGCGCAGACGCTATGACTTTCAGGCGCACAGTCATGCGGGTCGGAGTCAAAGAAGTGCGCGATTCTGTGGTGCACATTGACTACGGCTACTGCCTAACGGTACACAAAAGTCAGGGCAGCCAATGGAGAGACGTCTGCTTTATAGAGTGCGAAGCGTTACGGTATACACAAAAAGACCTTGACGGTAAGAGAAGACTCCTATACACCGGTATAACAAGAGCACAAGAAAGGTTGTTGATTCATTGCCTTTAGCTCTTAGGAGGGAACATGGGAATCGCACGGTGGTTTTTGGCTCATTCAAAAGCAACAGATGACGCAGACATCAACTTCTGGGTTCGCGCGTTGTCAAAGGCGTTGAGTGGTAACGGTTGGGAAGCGGAAGTGGTAGCCGGTCGAGATGACTACAACGCCCGCGCCAAAGCCGTGGGTGGGTGGAAGGCGTGGTGCCGTGACGTACCCGTCGCAGAAACCTTTGAAGGTGATGCGCTGTACCACGGCATCATTGTACCCATTATTGACGAGTTGAATCCTACGGTGGCTAAAGCCACATCTGATTTGATAGACGGCTTCTTGGCAAAAGAGAAGCACGTTTACACGTGGAACCCAGGTAACGGTGAGTTTAAAATCTGTACCACAACTGAAATCATTGAAGGGGAGAACTGGACCGCTTGGGCTCGTCTCAACCTTTCACCATCATCCTGAGGAGGGATCATGAAACGACCATACGTTAACAAAGTTGCGAGTAACCTTAAGAGTCCTCGTCCTGATGGGGCAGCTTGGTCTCTCGAACTCGGACCTAAGACATTGCTTGTGGGTAGTAACACCAGTCACAAGTCCAGTGTTATTCAATCTCTTGAACTCGCACTCTCTGGGAGTGCAGACGATGTTGTGGGTAGGAGCGCTGTTAGGGACGCAGCGTTGTTGCTCACACTGGCACCCAAGGATTCTTTGGGTGTAACGGGTTACTTGACCGACGACACCGTGGCTACGTATTTAGTCAAAAGGGAAGACGGTGTTGCAAGTCGCCCATCTCATGCTGGACCGGGGAAGTCTTCTTTGGTCCATCGTCAAGTTAAGGATGTGCTGAGTGGGTCTGTGGCAACACAGCGTAAAGCATTCCTTCGCTGGACGAGTCTCGATGTGCAACTGGAGGACATCCTCGCACAGTTGCCCGTCGAGTCGCATGCCATTTACAAAGACTTGGCGGAGCACTTGAGCCATGACTCCACGCCAGTCGAGACACTGCTGGGTGTGATTGATTATTGCGAGAAGCGCTCTCGTGATTTGACCAAAGAGATCCGTGGTGCAGAAAAAGTGGTGGAGCAGGTCAGCTCAACCGTATCGCATAAGCCTTCAGACGATGCGTACGACACTCTGAAGGTTGCGGTAGACGACGCACAAAACCTGTTGGAAGAAGCCATTAAACACGAGAGTGCTGTGCAATCTTACAACATGTCAAAGGAAAACCACGAGAGTTGTTCGGAGAAGATCAGCCTTGCAAACACCGCTGTGGAGATGTGGCAGAATCAAATCACCCAACTGAAAGCTGCAATCGAACAGGCCCGCCAAAACTTGGGAGAGCGCCCCGAGCAAGCCGTGCACTCGTTGGCAAACTTGAAGTGGGCGATCGACAACAACATTGAATCTTGCCCGACCTGTTCTACCGCGATTGGAAAGGCGCACATCCAGACGTGCCACTCTTTCTACGAGCAGACGTTGCAGAACTGGGACCAACAAAACGCTGAGTTGCTACAGTCGATTGACGACTACACTGCTTTGTTGCATGAAGCAGTGCTTACGCATCAAGCTTGGGTACAAGAAGTTGCTAAACTTCAAATGATTGGCGATGTCACCCATCAAAGCTTCAACGATAAGTCACCCCCCTCCGAGGGCACCAACCTGCCTTCAGTGGACGAGTGCCGTAAACGTGTGGAATCATCTCGCCAAGCCTTTGAAGATATGAGAGTTGCGCGGCATGACTGGGCCATGCTCATGAATGCGAAACAAGAAGTTGAGGCGCTTCTCAAAGATCAGACTACTTACAAACAACTCAGGGGCGATACGAACATAGCCATCGCTAAAGTGTTGACGGAACAAGTGGATTGCTTCTGCGCGAAGGTCACTTCGTATCTCCCTGATGGTTGGGAGTTTGGCGTAACACTGAAGGAAAACAAGTCTGAAGTGTTCCGCATGGGATTGAAACGCGGAAGCTCCTTGTACAGCGCTTTGTCCGGTGTCGAGTGGGCGTCAGTGACTGTTGCAATCGCCATGACTATTTGTGACAGTATCCACGCCAATGAACCTGTGTTGTTGGTACCAGAGGATCGCGCATGGGACGGCAGCACGTTGGCTGCAGTGATGCGAGGCTACTCGGAGTTTGATGGTCAGGTGGTCATCGCCAGTACAGTCAAGCCATCGGGTCGTACCCCTAAAGGATGGACCATCATTGAGATGGATCAAGTAACAGCCGACTGGACTCAAGGGGAGGAAGCTACACCTGCACCTGAAGCAGACCCTGTGGTCGAGGAAGTCAAGGCAGAAGAACCACCAGCGCCAATCGTGAAGAAGCCTAAGCGCCGCCGCCGCAAGGTTAGTAAGGAGACGGCGGAGATCATGACGGGCATGGGTTATACTGTGCTGGACATCCGTTACATGACTAAACAAACTGCTGCAGACATCCTGCAACATTCGTACGGGTCGGATAAGCTGACCATCAACGAAGACGGAACGTACACCCTGGCCGACAAGGAACTACCTCCAGCGCCAGTCTGAGGAAACGATGCGCTGCCCTAAGTGTGGAAAAAAGACCAAGGTTGCTAACTCTCGTACAGCCGACACGTCAAAGCACCACACTCGGGCACGCCTTCTCCGTCAAGTCCGTGATGCCGTAGACTGGTACACTTCGGATTGGGTTGCACGAGATCGCTTGTGCCACTCATGTGGTTGGAGGTCTTTTACTGTAGAGTTGCTGCTGGAAGACTTAGCAGCAGGCTGGACAATAAAAGCCGATGATTACGACGAAGCGTAGAGACTCGTAGGTGCTTGAAACCTTTGGTCTAAGTCTACTTGTCGCTTGACATGACAAGCTTTACGTCAAGCTTTCATCACGGCTGTAGTCACTTGCGAGAATAGGTCCTTCCCGCTACAGTGAAAAGACCGCTCAGGAGAGCGATAAGCCCACGGACCTCCTCCCGCCAGACGCGCTGTTCACGCACGTTCATCCCCGTTCCCTTCATACCTGAGCCCCCGTAGACATGGATCAAAAGCCGACGCCGCCGAAACCTGCGATTGACACTGCCAAAGAGATATTCGACACACTTACCCAGACTGTAAACACCGCAGACAAAGCGGAGATTGCAAAGGTCTGGAGTCGAATAAGAGAAACAGAAACCATGGACATACTGGTTCATGCGTACCTTGACGAACGGGAGAAGATGGACCTGCACTTGGCTGTCCTGAAGACTCTACCGTTCCAAACACAACACGCTCGCCGACTTGAGAGTTCCGTTCGCGCATTGGCTGATGATCGTCGAAAGACTGTGAACCTACGACTGGTCTCTGCAGACGAGGCGTCGAAGCAACGGCAGCCGCTCATCGATACATTGCAAGGATCGCTACCCCCTGCGGTGCTGGTAGACAACGCGACTCTCGCACAGCTCCTTGTTCCCCCCGGCTACTTGGTTGACCCTACGGGTGTGTATCGCCAGAGCCTCGATGCTACAGGGTTGGTGCACAAGACTCCGATCGCTACAGCACCTATCTTTATGACATCACGAACGTTCGACATCAACACGGGCGAAGCCAAACGTCAGTTGGTGTGGCGTGGCCCCAGCGGTTGGTGCACTCGCATTGTTGAACGACGCACCTGCTTTGATGCACGTTACCTGATTAGTCTGGCAGCCTTCGACGCCCCCGTGAACAGCGGTAACCTCGGCGCCATGATTACTTACCTCTCAGAGTTTGAGCGCGAGAACGCCACGCGGTTGCCCGCCAGCACATCTACTGCACGCATGGGTTGGCAGAAGGACGGGTCGTTTGTTCTTCCTGACAAGCACTACACAACCACCGCCGACTCACCCCCACTGGTTCTCACGCCGCCCCCTGGCTACGATCGCATGCAGTCTGGTTGGTCCACGGACGGTTCATGGAAGACGTGGTGTGACTTGGTCAAAGAGATTGAAGACCACCCGTATCCGTTCATCGCCATCTATGCTTCTGCAGCTGCACCGTTGATGAACGTACTTAAGTTGCCGGGGTTCGTGGTGGACTTTTCTGGTGAGACCAGTGGTGGTAAGACGACGATGTTGCGACTGGCCGCCAGTGTATGGGGCAAACCCAGTGACGCGCAGCCCAGTGCGATGTACTCGTGGGACTCGACAAAGGTGTGGATCGAACGCACTGCTGGGTTCCTGCAGAACTTGCCGTTGATTCTCGATGAGACCAAACGTGCCAAGAGCCATCGCATCGTTCGCGATGTCATCTACGACTTTTGTCAAGGTCAAGGTCGAGGGCGTGGTGCGCTGGATGGCAGCCGTAAGACTGACTCTTGGTGCTCCGTCATGCTCTCCAGCGGCGAGGGTGCGGCCACCGACTTCAGCCAAGACGCTGGTACCCGCGCACGTGTACTGGCCCTGAAGGGTCGTCCACTGGGCCGTGACCCCCGAGAGGGAGGCAGACTCAGTGAAGAGATTCAAATGGTCGTAGCAGACAACTACGGTCACTTAGGGCGCAAGATGGTGGAGTACTTGATTGCCATGACACCTCAGCACGAAGACCTTCGAGGAATGTATCGTGAGGCGCGTGACTACTTCTCACAGTCCGTGAACAACCCAGTGGCTCGCCGACACAGTGCTTACTTGGCAGTGTTGCATGTCACCTCTCGAATCCTGCACACCCAGTTGGGAATGCCGGAACCTAAGTGCGATGTTCTGGAACCATTGTTGGAAGCACAGGCGTACATGGCATCGGATGCGGATCGTCCGCTCGAAGTTCTACGCGACGTACTCACGTGGGTCACGGTAAACCAGACTGGGTTCTACGGTCGGCACATGTGTCGTCAGGGTGAGGATGTAGTACCCCACGGTGGATGGAAAGGTCGATGGGACGACAAAGAAGACTGGACGCACATCTTCATTGTCAACAACGCCATGAACTTGGTGCTCAGACAAATGAGTCATCACCCCCCTGAAGTCATTCAGAGTTGGATGAGCCGGGGCTACTTGGAATGCAACGGTAAGGCGCCGACAAAACCCACACGGATCGCGGGAGCTGTTGCTCGCTGTTACGCGATCAAACGTGAGGTCGTCGATGCTTGCATGTATACAGACTAAGGACTGTACATCAGGGTCATGTGGTACCAGATGTATGCCAATGTCCCATAAATGATGAACAAGTCTCTCAGTGTCAGATGAGCACCGGGTTCGCGGCTTCGTCGCATCTCGCCCCCTTATCGGGTGGAGACGCCAGGTAGTTGATTTGATCCTACGTGTTGACGGTTACCGTCATCCCTTAGGCCCGTGCAACCTGTTCTTCTTCCGTGTCGAACATCTCTCCAACCCAGCGAAAGAGTCGGTGGATAATCATCTCTGGGTCAGAACCGCAGCAGCTTACTAAGAAGTCAGAGCCGACATAAACCTTCACAACATGTTCTGCGTTTGCGCCTTTAGCCTTCAAGTCTTCTACGGAGGGGAACACCAGCATCACATCTTCGTAGTCCAGCATTACGGACAATGCGCTTTCTATGTGTTCTGCGTAGTCGCACAGGGCTTCGGCTGCCTTCAATGTTTCCAAGGCACGTTCATGCGCGATCGTAAGCGATAACTGCATCGAATCATCTGGGTTTGGTTTACTCATCACTGTCTCCGTAACTCAAATCATTGGGTGTGTGTACGTAGCAAACAGCATACTCTTCACCTCGCTATCGTACCGTAGTTTCCTGTAGATCAGGGGGTCTGCGTCACCTCGTTGCCCCACACGGTCCAAGTGTCCAACCGGTTGAACAACGCGCGCTTGTAGCAAACTTGCCGTCGCGCAAACATCTCAAGGTAGGGGCCTTGGCTACGCCGCATGATGAGGTCACGAAACTCCTCTGGTTTCTGGCTGTGCTCACCCCTCGGCGCATGAATCCATGACCCCAGTGTCCTGTCATCCGTCTTCACGTTGTAACCTTTGCCACGGACACCGAAGAGCAACAGCTCGTGCTGACCCCTGAAGTACTGACCCAGACCCTTCCGACCTTCTTTCGTCCACACGATGTTGGTCTTGTACTTGAATCCCAAGGCGCCCATCAGCCACAGAGCATCGGGCAGGAAGGTGTTGGTGGCCCACATGTACAGGTGGCAATCTTCAGCTGGCTTCCACTCGGATGATTGCAGGATGACGCGAGGCAAGTCGGGAGTCTTGACCAACGGGTAGTGTCGGTCTGCTCCGCGTTTGATCTTGCCACCACCCTTCTCGTTCCACGGCGGGTCCATGAGAATGGTTCGGTACATTACAGCTTGTCCTCCCTGACCCGAAGCACAGCCTCGACCTCTGGTGTCTTCTTCAT